TTAACTGTAGAAACGCTTCATTTCTTCTACATCACGGTTAATATCAGCTTGCGCAAGTTTGATGTATATATTATGAACGGTGGTTATATCGCTCCATCCACCGATCAGCATTGTTTGCCGCTCCGACCATTTAAGATGGTATGCCAACGATGCAAAACTGCGCCGCAGGCCGTGCGCCCCGACTTTTGGCAAGCCGTTCTCTACGCATATACGGTTTATGCGGTTAGTGTGCGTGCCTGGGTGCTCGGCTAGAATTAAACCGTCATCGCTGCCGTTATATTCGTCTAGCAACTCGGCCAGTCTCGGTATCATGATAGGAATAGTTCGGCAAGACTTTTCTGTTTTGTTTGTGTCTTTACGCACAATTGCATTTTGAAATGACAGATAACCCCGGGCTTAGTCAAAAGACGCTTGAGCGCTATCAAACGATGTTCTCGGGGGTGTTCTATGATCGCTATGTGAGGGGCAAATGGTGCGTTGCCGAGGGTCTTGTATACGACTTCGGCGAGGAGCAAATAACCGACGATATCCCACAAGGTGGCGAGTACTACATATCCGTTGACTACGGCACACTTAACCCGTTTTCGGCTGGGCTGTGGTGCATAGACGGCGGTAAGGCTGTGCGCATTGCCGAGTATTACTATAGCGGGCGAGACAGCAAAGTGCAAAAAACGGACGAGGACTATTGCGACGCTATTATAGAACTCGCAGGTAATAGGCCCGTGCGTCATGTAATAGTTGACCCATCGGCGGCATCGTTTATAACTGCTTTGCGCCGCCGTGGTAACTTCTCGGTGCGTGAGGCGAAAAACGATGTGCTTGACGGTATACGGCTAACATACCGTATGCTTAAAAACGGACAAATCAAGATTCACAAGAACTGCAAGGACGCTATTCGTGAATTTGGGCTGTATCGCTGGGATGATAAATCAACAACGGACAAACCTATTAAAGAGAATGACCACGCAATGGACGATATCCGCTATTTTGCAAACACAATTTTGCGCAGGCGGTTCAAAGTTGACCGTTTGGAGGATTAACAGTGTGGAAACGCATTAAAAACTGGATTATCAACAAGTTCTTGCCGAGCTGGTGCAGGCAAGAATGCCTTGACGAAATCCGGCATTTACGAGAACAGAACGAAACACAGGCAGCCGAAATAAAGCGACTGCGAGCATATATAAACGGGATGCAGGACGCACTTAAGCGGCAGCCCCGCATTATAGTAAATGGAGGCAAGCCGAATGAGCATACTTAAAGCCCTGTTTGATATGAACAAAATGTATAACTTTGAGCAAGTGTTCGGCGTGGATGATATCACCACAAGCGAGATGAAAGCCGCCATAACCGACTGGTATAACCTATACTACAACGACAAGGCCAGCAAGGACGAAGATCCGAGCCAGCGCTTGCCGGTAGCTATCGTATCGAAGATATACAAGGCGACATTCAGCGAGTACAAAGCCGAGAGCACGAGAGGAAACAATCCGCTTATTGACGGCATTTTGTCGGCGCTTGACGATACCCGCAAAAAGGCAACACAGCAGATGCTTATCGGTGGCGGGTGTTTCCTGAAGCCGTTACTCACAAACCCGTTGACTTTCGGCGTTATCAACAGACAAAGCTACATGACGCTCGGAAGAGACACGAGCGGCAATATAACCGATATCGGTACAGTGGAGCGGACAAGCGAGGGCGGCACGGTTTATACTCTGCTTGAGCGCCGCACGGTAGACGCAAGGGGCTATCTAACCATCGAAAGCCGCCTGTTCAAGTCTGCGGACGGTGCAACGCTCGGAGTTGAAGTGCCGTTGAACAGCTTGGACAAGTACGCCGGTCTTGAGCAGATTGTGACGCTACCTGAGCCTGTAGGCAGTATCGGGCTTATCCCGTTCAACTGCCCCATTGAAAACTGTGTGGATGGCTCGCCTGATGCGGTGTCGGTGTACGCTGCCGCTGCTGGGCTTATCCATAGCATCAACCGCAACGAAGCGGAGATAAACACCGAGTTTGAGAACGGCAAGTCTCGCATTATCGTAAGCGATGATATGCTTACTCAATTCAGCGAGGACGGCAGAAAAGCCAAGCGAATAGCCGACACGGTGTTTACCGCCGTTGACGATGACGCAAGCAATGTTGGCATTACGATATTTTCACCGGCACTGCGTGAACAGTCGTTCCTTAACCGCAAGATTGAGTATCTACGCAACATAGAGAGCCTTATTGGACTTAAGCGTGGGCTCTTGTCTGAGGTCGAGGCGGCAGAACGCACGGCAACTGAGATAACATCAAGCGCAGGTGAGTATAACCTTACGCTCATAGACTTACAACAGGAATGGGAAAAGGCTGTGCGTGAGGCTGTGCGTGTGTGTGCCATTATTGCTAAGGTGTATAAGTTCGGCACTACTGCTGCTATAGACCCCGACAAGGATGTGACAATCTCGTGGGGCAACGGCATCTTGTACGATGAAGATAAAGTGTGGACGGACTACAAAGCAATGGTATCGTCCGGCTTACTTAAGCCGGAGTTTGCGCTCGGATGGTATTTTGATATGCCAACTGGCACGGATGCGGAGCGTGCGAAGATACGCAAAAAGTATATGCCGGAAGCCGAGAGCGTGGACGATGGTGAAGGATAATGCTCAAGGCCGAAGAAATAGAGGCTTTGCGTGACGCTTCAACGGAGTTGACGCAGCCAATCATTGATTATTTGCTCGCCGACCTTGCCGAGAGGGTAAAGACGGCGGGCGAGTTTTCGGCAACGGCGCAATACGAGACATGGAAGCTGCAGCAGCTCGGCCTATCGCAACAGGAAATTAAACAGCGGGTGAAAAAGTTGTTGAAAACCACCAAAGCAGAGGTTGAACGGCTATTTACACAGAGCGCAGAAGCTGGTTATAGTTTTGATCTAAAGATGCTGCCGACCGCTGAGGCTATCCCTTTTGAGCGCAACGCATCTATTCAGCAAATTGTAGCCGCCGCCGTGGCGCTTGCGCAAGATGATTTAACCAACATTACGCAGACGCTCGGCATGGTCGACCCATACGGCAAGGTGCAGCCCCTACAGGCTGTTTATCGGCAGTGTATGGACTATGCGTTTATGCAGGTGTCGACCGGCGCAGTCGACTATACAAGCGCCATACGGGAAACTACGAAGAATTTAGCCGACAAGGGCGTGTATGTAATTGACTACGAAAGCGGCGTACATACCACGCTTGAGGCGGCTGTGCGCCGCAATATCATGGGCGGCTTGGGCTTGATGCAGGAGCAAATCAGCAAACGCAATCATGATGAGTATGGTGCGGATGGTTGGGAGATTGACGCTCACAGCAACAGCGCCCCCGACCACGAGCCCATACAGGGCAGACAGTACCCCGACGCAGAGTATGAGGCGTTGAACAATAGCCTTGTGCGCCGCATCGGCACACTGAACTGTGGACATTCCGCATATCCCATAATAATGGGTGTGAGTAGCCAGCAGTACACGCCGGAGCAGCTCGAAGCCATGCGCAGCGCAAACGCTGAGGGCATCGACTACGACGGCAGACATTACACCGGCTACGAAGCTACACAGCATCAAAGGGCGCTCGAACGAGCCATACGCAAGCAGAAGCGGCGAATACTAATAGATAAGACCACCGGCGATGCTGAAAAGCTTGAGACCGACCAAATAAGGCTACAAATGCTGCGACAGGAATATAAACGATTTTCAAAAGCTGCCGGACTTCGAACGCAGGCAGAGCGTGCCGAAGTTGCGGGATTTGGGTATAAGCAGGCAAGCGCGGCAGATAAAGCATACAGAAATTATCAAAGTGCGCTTGAAAAATCTACAAAAAGTGGTATAATGTCCGCAGACGCAAGACAACTGCAAAATAAACTAAGCTATGAGTGGAAAGGGGAAAAGAATTTTATACCCCAAAACGCAAAGTTTTCAAAAATTACGACTATAGCAGGCAAAGGCAGCGACGAGGCTATCGGTGATATTAAACGTCTTGTTCGCAACTATGGCGGTTCTACTGATGAGTGGAAAAAGCAAGCTGGAAAGATAACTAGCGCAAAGTATGTTTTCGATGTTCATTGGTATGAACGCGATGACGGCATACAGCATGATGTGAAACTGAAAAACAGAACGGAGAAAAAGAAATGAAATTGCGCTATGTTGGAAAGTCTTTCGGCATTGACAGTCTAACGGACGGGAAAATATACGAAGCCACTGAGGAAAACGGATTTTACAGAGTAATTGATGATAGTGGCGAAGATTATTTATATTCAATGACAAACCCCGCACCGCTTGACGGCAGCAGCGAGGGTGGCCGTTGGGAAATAGTCGAAGATTAACAATGATAAGATAGAAGCATCGTTAAACAACGGTGCTTTTTTCATGCCAAAAAGGAGACAGCAGAGTGATAATTAACATCTTAGGTGCAAATTGGGCGATCAACGAAAGAAGTGAAGCGGATGACAATCGTCTGCACGACTGCGACGGCTATTGCGACTGGACAACGCGCGAGATCGTGGTAGAACGTGAAATGCAGGGTAACTTGTACGACATGGATGCTTACGTTAAAAAGGTCAAACGACACGAGATCGTGCATGCGTTCCTTGCCGAATGCGGCCTGTGGGAATGTTCGGGCGAAACCGATGCGTGGGCGATGAATGAAACAATGGTAGATTGGTTTGCCCGGATGGGCGAGCGCATCTATAAAGCGTGGGCAGAAGCCGACGCGATTTAAGGCACATCACAACTTAATTGATTGAAGCAACTAAGCGATAATACGCGAGGTTGCTTTTTTCATACCCATTTGGTCTACGCACCGACCTAACAATGTGCGGCGGCGGGTCATGGCAACGACCTAAAAAGCCTAGCCGTAGGAGATTTTACACATGAAAACAGAGTTTTTGCAGAATTTCAAAATCGGCGACCAGCAGCTACCCAAAGAGGTTATAGACGCAATACTCGCCGAAAACGGCAGAGACATTGAGGCGGCAAAAAAGCCTTTTGCGGACTATGAAGCCCTAAAAGAGCAGCTTAATGCGGCAAAAGACGGCCTCGCAGCGTTCAAGGATGTCAATGTCGATGACCTGCAAAGCAAAATCAGCACGCTGACCACTCAGCTGACCGACAAGGACAAGGAGTGGAAAGAAAAGCTTGACGGCATGGCCTTTGATGGACGCATCAAGGACGCAATAGCCGCCGCTAAAGGCCGTGACGCAAGGGCAGTTGCGGCGCTGCTGGATGTAAACGCACTACGCAGCAGCAAAAACCAAGATGCCGACATCAAGGCGGCAGTTGATGCCCTTAAAAAAGACAAGGCATATCTGTTTGAGGCTGACCCTCCCGCTGGCTACGCCTCTGGCACGGGCACTCAGCAGATGAACACAAAGGGTGCAACCACACTTGCGGGCGCACTTCACGAAAAATACGACAAATGAAAGGATAAAAACATATGGCAATCACACTTGCAGAAGCAAAAGTCGGCATGGCCGACAAAGTAGACCAGCAGGTCGTTGACGAGTTCAGACGCAGTTCCCTGCTGCTTGACCGTCTTGTTTTCGATAACGCAATTTCTCCGGGCACTGGTGGCTCTACGCTGACATACGGCTATGTTCAGCTCAAGACCCCTTCAACCGCTGCCGTTCGTGCAATCAACGCCGAGTACACTGCCGGTGAAGCAAAGAGGGAGGAGAAAACGGCTAAGGCCGTAATCATGGGCGGCTCGTTCGAGCTTGACCGTGTCATTCAGAACACTTCCGGCGCAGTTGACGAGCTTGCTTTCCAGGCACAGCAGAAGATTAAGGCGACCAGCAACTACTTCCATAACCTCGTTGTCAACGGCTCTTCTGCATCGTCCGGCGCTGGCTATGTAACAAACACTTTTGACGGCTTGCGCAAGCTGCTTAACGGCACTTCCAACGAGCTTTCTACCGACATTGACCTGTCGGACGCATCTAAGCTTGACAGCAACTCAAACGCCTTTATTGACCAGCTTGACGCCCTTGTTCACGCTGTTGACGGCGATGTGACTATGCTGCTTATGAACGCCGATATGCTGCTCAAGGTGCGTGCAGCGGCTCGCAGAGCGGGTTACTATGAGCGCACTAAGGATGACTTCGGTCGAGTGGTTGAGCTGTTCGGTGGTATCCCCCTCATGGACTGCGGCAAGTATTACAAGCTGACCGCCGGTAACGATATCGACAAAATGCTTGAAGAAGCCGACAAAATAGATAAGGAGCTTCGAGACGCAATCGACTATGCATTTGACTATCCCTGCTCTGATATTGTGTTCGGGGCAGGGTATAGTTTTACCACGCACAAGGGCGTAAGTGCCGTTGAGCAGTTCTTGTCTGGCGCAATCGGCATCGTTCAGAAAGAAATGAACGCAGAGGCTAAGGCGGCGCAGAAGAGGCAAGATAAATACCTTGCCAAGTACAAGAACGAATGATTTACGATCTCCCTACCGCTTTGGATGTTGGCGGTGTTAGGCATGAGATACGGTCGGATTACAGGGCAGTGTTGGATATCTTCGCTGCCCTGTCCGATTGTGAACTATCGGAAGCCGACAAATTAAACATCCTAATACGGATTTTTTACATCGAGCCCCCCGACGATATTGAGGACGCTGTAAAAAAATTCTTCGGGTTTGTAAACCGTTTTCAGCCCGAGAACAATACACCGCAACCCAAATTGATGGATTGGGAACAAGACTTTGGGCTAATTGCCGACGCCATCACGCTTAAGGCCGGACGAGACATAAGGGCGGACGGGTATATGCACTGGTGGACATTCGTCGGCTACTACATGAACATAGGCGACTGCTATTTTGCGCAAGTCGTTTCAATACGCAAGAAACTTTCTCGGGGCAAAAAGCTTGATGCCGATGACCGAGAATTTTATGCGAATAACCGCCAAGTAATCGACTTTGAGGCGAAAACCACGCCGGCGGAAGATGCGATATTGGCGGCATGGACAGGAGGTTGAGACGGTGGCAGATGGAACAATAGTTATCGACGCCGAATTAAAAGCCGACAAATTAAAAAACGATCTGGACAAGCTCAACAACGACATTGAGTGGCAGACCGGCAAAGTCAAGAAACTGCAAGCCGAGTATGACCGCCTACTCAGTGGCGAGGGCGCACCGGCTGAAAATCAGGCGGTTGTAAAACTGAACAAGCAGCTTGAAAAGGCGAAAGGCGACTTGACGAGCTATTACGCCGAGCTTGAAAGAATCAATCAAAGTACGGACATTCAGCTGAAGAGCGCCGAAACGCCGGAAATGGTTGAAAACATTTTGCAGGTAGAGCAAGTCGAGGTTGAACAGCTTAACGCAAAATACGCTAAACAATTGGCGACCGTTCAGCACATTGAGGCTGAACTAAATAATACTCCGGCACCTGTCGAGAATACGGCGGAAGCTGCGGAAGACGCTCGACTTAGACTTGAACAGGCACGAATTGAGCTTGAGCGTATACAATTAAACGCACGAGGTGTCGAGGAGCAATTAAGAAACAACACGCAACGCAATCTCAATAGCGCAACAAAAGCACTGAAAAAATTTGAAAAACGCCTTGTCACTATGGCGAAAAAGGTGTTTGTTTTTTCCCTCGTCTTGGCGGCGCTGCGCAAAGTCAAGGCGTATATGGGCGAGGCGCTGAAAACAAACGAGGAGTTCCAAGCTTCGTATGCAAACCTCAAGGGCACACTCATGACGGCGTTTCAGCCGATTTTGACGGCGATAATACCAATCATAAAGGCGCTGATAAATGTGTTGAATGTGGCGGCAAATGCTGTCGCAAAATTTACATCGTGGGTATTCGGCACGACTGTTGAGGCATCCCAAAAAGCCGCAAAAGCGCTGTATGACCAGTCAAAGGCGACGAAAGCGGCAGGTACGGCGGCCGAGAAAGCCAAAAAGCAAATGTCCGGCCTTGATGAAATGAACACATGGCAAAGTGAAAAAAGCTCCGGCGGCGGTGGCACTGCGGATGTGTCGGCGGACCCGTTCAGCGGTGTAAAGGCTGAACTCGGCGAAATGGAAGTCTATGTGTCGGGCGCACTGCTCGCTATAGGCGCTATTTTGGCGTTTACGGGCGTTTCAATACCCCTTGGCATTGCACTAATGGCTATAGGCGCTGCGGGTTTAGCAAGCGCAATCGTTCCCAATTGGGGCAGCATGAGCGACGAGATGCAGACGGCTATAACGAATGTGTTGGTAGTCTTAGGTACGGCGGCGCTTGTAATAGGCGCAATATTAACCTTTACTGCCGCTCATGTAGCGCTCGGCATCGGCTTGATGATAGCCGGAGCGGGGCTGCTTGGCACGGCAGTGGCTCTGAATTGGAATACCATTAAAGAAAAATTGCAAGGCTCGCTCGGCGCAATAGTGGCCATCGTATCGGTCGCACTGCTCGTTATTGGCATTATACTTGCCGTTGCGTGCCCTGTTGCCTTGCCCCTTGGTATTGCACTGATACTTGCAGGCGCTGCGGGCTTGGCAACGACTGTTGCTGTTAACTGGGACACGCTTAAATCAAAGATACAGACGGCAATAGGCAAAATCCTCGCCGTAGCGTCAAAGGCGGCGCTTGTCATCGGTTTGATACTGACTGTAACGGGCGTTGCTTTCCCGCTTGGTATTGCGCTGATACTTGCGGGCGCAAAGGGTATGGCAAAGTACGCCCCCGCCGACTGGAACGCACTGCTTAAGAAAATACAATCAGTGTGGAGCAGCATAAAGACTTGGTTTAACAAAAATGTCGCCCCGAAATTCACCACGAAGTATTGGGGCAACAAATTCAGCAGCATCAAGACGGCGCTGACCAGCAAAATCAAGGGTGCACTCAACGCCGGAATAGCACTGCTCAATCGTTTCATCAACTGGATAAATGCAAAGATGAATTTGAAGTGGGGCAGTTTTAAAATACTCGGCAAAGAGGTTATCCCTAAAGGCAGTTTTCAGCTGCTGAAGCTGAACAACATACCGTATCTTGCGCAGGGCGGCGTTATTCCGGCAAACAAGGAGTTCCTTGCGGTTCTCGGCGATCAGAAGCACGGCAACAATATTGAAGCTCCCGAATCTCTGATCCGGCAGATAGTCCGAGAGGAAAGCGGCGGCAACGGCTCATACACATTTGTTGCTCAGCTCAACGGGCGCACGATATTCCGTGAAGTCATCGACCAAGCGAAACTATCACGCAAGATGACCGGCAAAAACGCATTCGTTACACTGTGAGGTGACACATGGCAATTACGAGAAATGCAGTAAGGCTCAGGGCTTACGGCGATACGGGCGACGGTGTAGAGATCGCCCAGCCGGAGCAGGGCATGGGCTTTGACTATGAAACAACATACACGGAGGACAGCGGGCGTGTGCAATCGGGTGTTGCGGTTGTAACCCCACTGTTCACCGTTAAGTCCTTTTCCTACACACGCACACACCCGACAGTTGCGCAAGTAGCGCAGATACTTCCGTACATTTTGCGTGGCAAAAAGTACGAAATGTATTGTTTTAACCCCGAAACTGCTACATGGGAGTGGGATGTGTACTACACCGGCAAGGGCAATATGTCAATCGGCTATCTAACCAAAGACGGTGGCCATTACGACGGCTTTTCATTTAATGCAGTGGGGGTTAACCCGATATGAATTATCCCGATCTGAAAGACTTCGTTGCGACACGCCCCGTGTACTATCTTCGTGGGCTCGTGTACAAGGTAGGCAATAACGCATGGGCAGGCAATCCCACCGAGGACGATGTGGACATATGGCTTGACGATGGCGATTTTGTGCTTAACGGGAATAGCGTATCGTGCGAGGCAGGCAATGAACTGCCCATCGGGGCGGCTGTTAGCAAAATCGTACAGCTATCGTTGGTTAAGTCTACGAAATACACCGCCGCCGACTTTGCCGGAGCGGTTATTAATTTGGGAGCATATGCGGAGAGAACACCCGCAAGCGAAGCAGTCCTAGGCGGCAATTTTTTCGTGTCGAGCGTAACCGAGGAGAACAACGCCATTAAAATAGTTGCGCAAGACGAGCTGTTTCTTGCCGACAAAGAGTATAAAATGACGCTTACCGGCAGTAGCTGGACCCTGTTGGAGATATTCGAGGATGTTGTTAAACAAATCAAAACGGTGCCGGGGCATTTTGACTATGAGTTCCTCAACGACGGGTTTAGAGTGTTCGCTAAACCTGTGGGCTACACATGCCGTCAGATGCTGGGATTTATCGCAATGATTGCGTGCGGCAATGCTTACCCAACTTCCCCGATGCTAGGCCTTGTGAAAATCAAGACTTTGTCGACGACTGCGCCGTATAACACGCTTAACCAGTGGCTAGAGCTAGAGGACAGCGCTGAAACAATCTCTGTCACCGGCTTGAGAGCTGTGCAAACGAAGAATATCAACGGTAAAGATGTCGACCCGCCTGTTGTGATAAAATCGTCTCCGTATTCCGACGAGTACGCAATCACGGTTAACAACCCGCTGATAGTTGGCGTTGAGGGTATCGCACTTGCAAGGATGCTCCCTACGCTGTCGGCGTTGCAGTTCCACAAGTTCAAGGGTAAGCACATCGGTTACCCGCTGGCTGAATACGGCGATTATGCCGTAGTAACGCACAGGGGTGGCACATTCAACACATTTTTGACCAATATCACATGGAACATAAGCGGCGCAACTGAGTTTGAGTGCAATATAGACACGGCAGCGGACAACGCCGCCGACTACGACAACAGCAACGGCACGATTGAGAAAATCGAGGACGAAGAACCCGCAACGCAGGTTTTTGACAAGCCTACCACTTTTAGCAGCACGGCAGCATTTAACGGCTCGGTGAAACTTAACGGCGGCACAGAGCTTCACGGTGAAGTCGAAGTCTACGGCGACACGCCACACATCGATTTTCACCATGCTAACAGCACCGATGATTACACAACTCGCATTATCGAAGATGCCGCAGGTGCAATTGACATTCTCGCCCCGAACGGGCTGAAGCTCAACGGTTCAAACCTTAAGTACGACGACACGGCGATAAAAAACCGCCTTACCGCCATCGAGAAAAAAGAAAATGTCACGCTTACGGCAAACACCGCAAGGATAAGCAATGCTTCTTACACTGCAAAATACTTTCCGCTGCTTGGAATGGTGTTCGTGAGAATATACGGCAAAATCCATGCGACGCTCAATGCCGGATATGACTACGATCTTTTTGCCATCAACAGCAGAGTGCCGGATTCCAACGCCGCACTCTCGGTCAAATGCGGCAAGAACGCAATGGCGGTAGCAAAGACCTCGTCCAGCGGTAGTGCTATTCAGATACGCCCGCTTGAATCGGGCATAAACGGCTACGATGTATATATCACGGGCTTTTGGTTTGTCTAAGGAGGCAAGATGATAAAAGTAATCTATAACAAAGTGTGTGGGCGCTGTGTGCAGTCAGAGCCGTTGACCTCCGGCATGGTGGGACAGCCGATAGAGCTTGAATACTCGCCGGACTTTGATGGCTTGACGCTGACCGCCGTGTTTACAAACGGTAAAACCACCGTCGATGTGCTTAATCCGGGCAATCAGTGTGTGATACCGCATGAAGTGCTAGACACTGTCGGAACGCTGGTCAAGGTGGGCATCTATGCGGTCAAAGGCAATGAAATTGTAATCCCCACGGTGTACGCTACTATCGGTATTGTGCTAAAGGGAGCAGACCCCAGCGGCGATGTATCGGCAGACCCGACACTTCCAGTGTGGGCGCAGATACAGGGGATTATAGGCAACCTCAACGACCTTAACACGGAAGCGAAAGACAATCTTGTTGCCGCCATCAACGAAGCCGCACAGACAGGCAGCGGCGGTGCATCAATCGCAATGCGAGTTGACGGCGGCTACATCCAGTACAGCACAGATAACGGCAAGACATGGGTCAACCTGATAGCCGAAGCCGACCTCAAGGGCGACAAAGGCGACAAAGGTGCTGACGGCAAGGATGGAGCACCCGGTAAAGACGGCGCTCCCGGAGCAAAGGGCGACCCCGGCACTCCGGGGCACACGCCCGTTAAAGGCACGGACTACTGGACGGTATCGGACAAGGCGGAGATAGTTGCCGACACTAAGAACGCTATCGATTTGTCGAGCTATGCAAAGCTATCTGACTTAGCCCCGCTGACCGGCACAACTGCCGAACTCACTCCATCGCAAGTGCATCAAGCCATTCTCGCCGGAACGCCGGTCGTGGTCAAATATACGGATGGCACCTACGGCGAACTGTCTTTCACAAGCTTCAATGTTGCTAATGGGTTTATGATGATAGTCTCGCAGACCATCGTATTTTATAGAGACAGCTATGTTCTTGCCGAACTGGCGGGAAGCCTCGGCGGCGAGTGGGTTTTCTACTCGACCACGCTTGCCAAGAAGGCAGATTTGACCAACTTTGAAAACAGAGTGAGGGCACTGGAAAACGCAGGTTATCTCACCCTTGAGACACTTCCAAAGTACGAGGGGGCGACCGAATGAGTGTAAATGTCAAATACAAAAACAACAGTATCGCCGAGTTGACCGACACAGGCACAAAAACACTGAAAACGGCGGGCAAATACTGCGAGGCGGACATAATTGTCGAGAACACAAAGGACGGTGGAGCAACAATCACTGACGGCATCATCGTTAAGGCGAGAGACGCTGAAGGCTTAGCAACAGCAATCGATGTTTACGGTAGTGAAGTGTACTACAGGCAATTCTACAGTGGTAGCAAATACACCGCCGGTGAATTTGATGGCTGGAATAATGTCCAAACGGTTAATCTCGTTTCTGCAGCAAAAATTGGCGCGTTTGGAATGGGCGCAATGCAGCAGTTGCATACAATTACTGGGCTGGAAAATGTTGTAGAATTAGCTAATAATGCATTTTACTACAGCGGCACAAAGAGCAGCGGATTTAATTTCGTGGCGCATAATTGTACGAAAATCAGTGGCAATGCATTTGAGGGCAGTGGAGTGTTAGAAGCTGATTGCCCAAATGTAACCACATTAGAAAACGGTGCATTCCGGGACTGCTCAAAGCTAGTTACTGTCAAACTCCCCAAAGTAACACAACTGGGAAAATATACAGCACGCTTGTTTAATAACTGTACGGCGTTAAAAACTGCTGAAATTGGTTCAATCGGATACGGAGTGACTGGCATTGCAGAGGCTGCGCTTTTTGAAGGCTGCACGCAAGCCGATTTAACAATCACAATCTATACAAACGGCGCAAAAGTTGATTTAATTCTTGCCCGTATTCGAAATGATGCAACGAACGCCACGATCATCATCAAGGCAGCCGAAGCAACGACCTACAATGGCACTGAATATGCCGCGGGTGACACAATTGTAACCAGTACGGTAGAAACGGGGGGAACAACATGACGGTTGGCAAGGTAACGAACACGATAAATGGCGTTGCATATGAGCGTATCCTGTTGACAGCCGCC